AGCAGCCTTAGGTGCAGATTTAGTTAAAGTGTCGATTGAAGTTCCTGGTGAAGAATACTGAGAAATGACGTTCATTACTTTATTTCTCTGTTCATCATTCCAAGGTTTGTAATCGAAGTTAGCAAGATCAGGAGCATCCTTAAGATAATCCAAAATCATTTTACGACCTTCATTAGTGTCGGTTACATTTTCACCGTTAATGGTCATAGCAGAACGAGATCCTTGGAATTTACATGAATCATAATTTGGATAACCACCTTTCTTAGAAAGAACCAATTCAAAGTTCTTACCTTCAAAAGGATCGAAGATTTGTGTAGGTTCATCGAACTGAGGATTCAATTCTTCATCAATTTTAGCCTTAATCTTATATCCAAATTTGAATACTTTGACCTGGCCTTCAAGATCACGATTTTGTGGATCTTTAACGATTTGAACCAATGCATAGAATACTTCCCTACGCTTTAAACTTTCAGACATTTTTTTATCTACAGCGGATTCACTGTTACGTAGTTTAAAGAAAAGATCCTGTACCGGACATTTCTCGCCTACAGTAGATGGAGAATCTGCATAGAAACCATTTCCGTCTCGGTCTTCTAACCAATAAACGAATTTGCGAACGAAAGGTTTGCGGGGATTTTTAATATTAGGTAAGAACCTAAGTAGAGAACGGTAAGTACCGTCTTGCCCTTGATCGGGCTTTGGGGAGTAAAGATCGCTGCCTCCGCCTGAAGGGCGATCTCCTGTGTCGAGGTCGTTAACACTCACACTGAAAATGTCGAATTCATTTGCCATTTTAGTTGCCTTTTTTTTAAGTTTTGTTTTTAAGTTAATTAAAAGCATAACTTAGCATTGCCTATTTACGTGCCCGGGATTGCCAATAAAAACTTTGCCTTGTTAATGCCAATTTCAAATTCCCTGATAAATCAGTTCCTTTGTTATTTATATATTCACAACGGTACTTAGTTTCAGAGAATATTTAGATTTTCATCCATCACTATTCCAATAACATCAATGTCTCTAATAGAAAATATCTTTTCCTCATTGAATGTAAATTCGGTACCAGCTATATCATGAAAAAGCAGCTTACAACCAACCTTAATATCATCGTCAGTAACATCAGGTCCTACCGATATGACAGTACCTGAATAAGGTGGAGCATGTTGCCCTTCCAATTTAGGTACATAAATCAAGCCTATTTTATCAGGGTACTCATCCTTTTTAACAAATATTCTATTTTTTATTGCATTTATCATAAGAATCTGAAACTAAGTTAATAACTCTATATATAAAATTTAACTGATTGATTGAAAGAATAGTATTTATTAGTTAGTGGTTTGAGAGTTAAGGATGAAGTATGCATCTACAAGGTCATCTAATGGTTTTGGGATCTTTTCGCTAAAGTCCTTTCCTTGTACATATTTCCATAATTTTGTATTTCTTAAATCTTTATCATTAAGGACATCATCCTGGAATGCCTTAATCATATAATGTTTATTTGCATTTCCTTTACCAGCTAATTTCTTTACATGAGATGGCTGGAATATTGATATTTTATCAGACCCATATGTTTCTAATAATGATGATCGTAAAAACGAGTTATATTGAACGATGTCTATAAATGAATTTCCAGTTGATCCATAAGAGAATCCTTCTAATGAAACTTGCGCATTATCAGAACCAAAAAAGGATATAAGAGAATTTGTAATAAGACTTGCTATTGATCTGCAATCTTCTAACTTTTCCCTTTCTCTAATTAAGAAAGAATCTGATGTAACATTTCTATAATAAGGGAAACCTAATATTGTCTTATTCTCAATTAGTTCTTGGTGAACTTGAAATGCTTTAGGAATCTTTTTTGTATCATCCCAGATACGGTCACCAAAATTAAAAAATGAAATAAAGATGTATTCGCCTTTACCATTTTTAACACATACAGCTGGACTATTCAATGAAAAGTCAATACCAATTCTTACCACAATATTTGGATTAGAGTCTCTTACCTAATACTGCACCTAATGCAGCACCAACCAGTCGACTAGTTAATAAATCATAAAGAGCGCCCTTTTCAATCCCTAAGACTTTACAGATTGCTTCACCAATACTTTTACCTAATGCAAAACCAGTAAGACCACCNAAGATTGATCCTAAGATTCCTTCATTNACAATCTCTTCGACAATTTCATCGAGATTTTGTCCATTATTATGAGCATCTACAATTCTTTGTACCGCTTCATCAATAGCTGCATTCTGTTCTTCTGATAATTCTGATTCATTCAAAACTCTCAATAGATCATCGGAATCAACTTTAGATTCAAGTATGTAATCTTTAAAGGTTTTCATCTGTTCTTTATTTAATTATATATTAGACAAGATCTACCTTGAATTCAAGGAAGTTATGGTGGAAGACCAGATCAAACGTTTGAAACTCTACTGTATTACTTGAAAAGTTAAGATCTAAATTACTAACACTAATCCAAACCATTTGTCTTAACTTAACGGTTACTAAAACATTACCTTCGCCATCAAGCATTTGAATACCGTTGCCTTCTGGCACGTGAGAAACTTTACCACTAAGATTATAGTAATAATTAAAAGTATCAATTGCCATCCAATAATTAATCCAACCATCAAATGCCTGCATCGTAACAGTAAACTCAGCATCATATAGTTCTTCAACTGGTAGGCTTGATCTATAACCTCTAGTATAACCAGGATAATTGATTTGCTCGGTTGGAGTATAAGATGGTCCTGGTAAATTTATTGACTGAATTCCGTAATTCCAGTAATCTATAGGTTCTTTAATAATACCACCCGGCATACGGTTAAGGTAAGGTCTATACTTATCCGCAATTTCTGGCGGAATAAAGTTTCTTGGAAAAGAAAACCTAAACTGATTATTTCTTGCACTAAGTAACATATCTTAATCTTTATTGAATACCATTTACACCACTTACACCGCTAGTAAATCCTGCGCTTCCACTTATACCAGTTATACCAGAAGTAACTTGGTTAACTCCAGGTATTGTCTTAATTAGTTGTTTAGCGGCTTGTGTAAAGAATGCTTTTTGTTTAGCTGCGGTTGAAGCAGTCTCCTTTACTTTATTTATTGATTCAATTTGTTGTCTTTGTTGTTTTGCAAGTTCCTCTGCCTTTTGTGCAGATGTTGCCTCTACTAATAATTGTTCAGCTTTAGAAGAACCTATCTGTTCGGTTAGTACTGCAATTTCATTTGATAAGTTTTGATTACTTTCTTTAAGAGAACCGATTACAACTGTTTGCTCACTTATCAATTGATCTTTTTGTTGAATATCGGTTGTTAATCTTGTAACCTGATCTTGTAATGCAGCAATTTCTCTAGAATATTGAAGCCTAGCTTCTTCTAATTGAGCACTTAATGAAACTTTAGGTTCTTCAGTAAATGATAAAAATGTCCCAGTATACAAAACAGATTCATCCGATTCACCGTTAGGATCAACCATTTTTGTAGATATGTAAAAGTTTCTATTATCTAAAGCAAGAATCTTTTTTGCGTCATCACCGTCTATTCTAAATAAAACTTGACCAGCCGCCATATCAACATTTTGAACATTGGTATAATTTGGAATTCTTATCTCGTCTTTTTCTCCAATGAATACCATATAAAGTGTTCCAACATTGCTAAGATCTATTGGAGTATTTACACCNTCAGTTTCATCAAATATAGTAAAGATAAAGTAATCATCAAACGGNGATATCTTAATAGTTCCCTCACCCTGNGGTTTAGGTTCCTCGTTTACTGAAAGATTAACGAACTTCTTATAAACCTGAGTCTCTTTCTCNGATAGTGGTATTTCTGTATTAATCGCCATCTTATTCAGTAATGTTTTGTATTTTTGCAGGTGATATTGCAGCTTTAATATTTATNCTATCTCTAAATGAAGTAACATATTTTGTTTTTACTACAAGTTTCTCGGTGATCTGCTCAGAAGTATTTGCTCTGTTATTAGAANTACCGGTTGATACAATAATATTTCTACCATCATCNGGTGCAATTTGATTAACTACATTTGCAACGGTTGGTACGGTACCTAGATTAATCTTCATTAGTCTTCTGCCATACTTCTTAACGTCAAACGATGTTAATCTAGCATTTTTAATAATCTGTGAATTGTCTGCTCTATTATAAAGTCTTAATACATAGTTTATTGCAAATGATGCAGCTATGCCACTATTAAGAACNATNGGTCTATATAAAATAGGACTATCAAAATCAGTAGTTTGTGAAACAATCTGATTATTAGTTTGNATGTATGTATTTCCTACTTGCTCACTTAAAGTAATTTCATGAAATACAACATAGTTACCACCTGCCGAATTAAGCTCTGCTATAAGGTTTGAAAAACTAGAACCGTTAACCATCCCAGTCAATTCAAAGTAATCTCCAACTGGTGATTCAATTACACTTGCATATAGAAAATCATAAATATCTCTATTTAGAATTGTATATGCATTAATTTCTTTTATGTCATAAAAACTGTATGCATTAACAGTTTGAGTATTTAGAATACCTAATGCTCTTATTGTCAATGTAGGGCTTGTTATGAATCCTAATCCTTCGGTTAACTTATATCCTAATCCATTTGATACATTTGGATTAAAATTTTGACTCATATAGTAAAGAGAAGGTACTCTCCACTCAATGTAAGTAGAATACAGCTTATCTGCAATAAGAAGAGGATCTGGGTTAAAAACTGGAGTATCAGTCTTTAAAAAGTTTATTGATGATAATACAATATCATCGCCGTTTCTCTTTTGGGTAGTTACATCAAATATGATACCGTCATAATCTTCAAATGAAAACCCTGCAACAAAATGTACTCTTACTCTATCATATTCAATATTTAAGTTAGGTGAAAATGTTTGTAATAGCTGTGGTGTTGGTGTTAATTCAGGATCATAATCATTATAAGGTACACCTATACTTGTATCAAGATAAACATATTGCGACTTACCAGCATTAATAGGAACTGCAGATATGTCTCTATAGTTTCCCATAGTGGCAGCAACACTATCGGTATTGAAAAAATAAGAGCCGTTTGTATAACCATCTCGCATTATCTCAATAGGATATGTTCCTGTGTTAAAAGTATTTGGACCAGGGTTAGCCTGGTCGATGTAAATATACTCGACAAGAATGCTATCCGATAATTGTATAAATTTAGATGATTCCATTTGTTCTATTTATTTACCATTGAAGGAATTTAGGCGTGTAATTAATACCTATGCCAACATAAGGTGAAAATCCAGAAGTACCTATTCCATAACCTAGATGGAGTCCAATACCCATGGTCTTTCTACTTTTATATTGTATATCAAGCAAGCCTGGTGATTTAGGATCAATAACAATACCTTTAGCTTCATTAAATGTAGTACCAGGATAATCAGTAGAAAGATTTACAAAAACTTCCTTAGTCTTTTTATCTCTTAAGATTGATGCAGTAAGCCAGATGTTTTGCTTAAGATCAATTGTAGCATTTCCAAATCGTATAGAGTCATTATCTATGTAATAAGGCAAACCTAAATTTATTGATCTTGAACTCTTTCCCCAACTGTTAGAAGAAGATACTAAAGCAATAGAATTAAAATCACCAAGTATAGTGTCTCTAACAATCACAGGAACATTAACAATTCTTTCTTCAATTTTAGTCTTAAACTTAATGACGGTTATAGGTGGCTTATTCTTTTCAAATTCTAATTCTTTTTTAGCTTCATTAAGAGTTAACGTTAGAGCTCTAATATCAGCAACAGAATTACCCCACTTATCTTTATAATTTCTGATAGTGTCTTGCTGGGCTTTATAATTATTCTCAATTCTAGTTACTTCACCTTTTGCTTTATTTGTAGCTTCACACTGTCTTAGCAATAAAATTAGAAGAATAATAAATGCTCCTAAAATTATCATCCTAGTATTTTTAGGATTAGTTAAAAACTCCCAAGTTTTCTTTAACACATTAATTACAGTTATCATATACCTTCTTCATATATTTGTAAAAGCTTATAAGGNGTAACCTCAGANGCACCATATTTTTCAATAAGGCGATTCATAAAATCACTTTCNTTTTTCTTTAAGGTATCGAGTTCATCAAATAAAGTATCCCTCTTTTTTGCTAAACTTTCAATACTCTTTTGCATTAAATCGATAGATGTTTCAATTTCTTTATAACGATCTACAAATTCTTTAAGTTCAATTCTTTCTTCTGTATTCATGTTTTATATTTAGGTCAATTGATTATTACATTTCATCTGTGCATCGGTATTAGTTGGAGATGCAGCACCAATAGTAGGACTAAGAAGATTAGTTACCACCCAGCCTCTGGTTGCACTTTTTATTGTTTGACCAGAACTTGTATTAAAATATGTATAATAGGTAGTACCAATCCACAATAATTCCACATAAAATTCTGCAGCTAATGGTGTAGGTGTAGTATCCCATCTACTACATGTAATAGTTCCAAGCTGTGTACTTGATCCTGCAAAACTACTTGCTATAATTCCAATATTACCACTTGGTATAGTAGGCCAGTTATATTGTGTAGACGATCCACCGTCCCATCTTCTAGCAGGTGCAGAAATTATATGAAGATTGAGTCTTTGACCAGGATATAATCCATCAGGTATAGCAATGTTAAAATCATTACCCGAAGGGCTGATCGCAGCAGGTCCGCTAGTACCTAACACTTGAATATCAAGGAATGATGCGTCCATGTATGTACTAGGAATGGTATAAGTACCACCGGCTGTAATTCCAGCCAAAAGAGGATCAATCACAAAAGTTTTTCTAACATATTGGAACCTATTAGTAACTGCAGTAGTATCTTCACTAGCATGGAATTTTGGTCCTACTGCATTAGTTACACTATCTCTACCAATAACCGCTATACCAAAATTAGTACCTTCATTTGCTATATGAGAATTCTCTACACGGAATCCTACAAAACCATTTGTACCTGAACTATTATAGATCTCTACAGCAGAAGTAGTAATATCAACTCTTTCGATTGGAGTACCTGCAACATTCTTTCTAAATGTAGCCATCGTAGGCGAAACTACAGCGCCGGTTGTTTGCCTATGAACTATAATAGGAAACTGACTAGATGAAACACCATCACCAGAAATTGAAATATGTTTATAGGATGTAGTAAAAGGAATTCCATAAGATGTTGCACCCCAAGCAAGATTACCTTTAATCTTTACTGCACTATATGCACCTGCAGCTGGCGTATTATCTATTCTTATACTATTGCCAACTGATGAAGATTCTAAATAAATGTTACCTGACCCACCCGTAGAAATTGTAATATCACCACCGAAGGTCATTTGATTAATTGTACTAGCACCCATATTAAGTGTTAGACCCGCGGCAATTGTAATATTCTGTAATGTTGTAGATATGTCAATCGGTCCAATACTGCTATTTAATAAAATACCGCTAGAATCAACTCTAACTCTATTAAAAGGAGAAGATGCCATCAAAACAGTATTACCCCAATGTGTAATGCTATCAGCTTCACTTAATATTGAACCTGTCTTGGTGGTAGTAGTGGTAGGTATTGTAATATTACCACCAACCTCAAACAGAGCAGATGCACTACCAAAAGAAGTTGATACTGCGAATTTTGCAGGTATTGATGGATTAGAAGTTCCAACTATAAATGTAATATCGGAGATCTCTGATACTAACCCACTTGATGTAGTATCAACTCCTGATAAAAAGTTTATATGTTTTCCTGAATAAAACTGTTGTCCTCTCTTAAGTGTATTTAAGTTAAATCCTATAAGGTCAGAAACACTTAATGGTGATGTAGCGGATTTAGGAACATTAATATTTAAAGTATCATCAACACCCAGTGAGATGTCAGATAGGTTTCCAAAAACAGTCTGTTCAAATTTATCACCTAATACTGCGCCACCACCCATGAATTTAATTGCAGATGATGCTGAATCTTTTTGATGTATTAGTACCGAAAGTAAACTCGAATCTAATGATTTAGTCATTACATCCGGTATAAGAAATGCATTTGTAAAAGATATACCGGCCGGCGGTATTGCTGTTGATGCAACACCACCAAATATTGCAACGGATACACCTTCGTTAGTTACTTGGTTCGCACCAGAAGAAGTTCCACCTGGCATAGGAACAATATAAGCAGCATTTTGATTATTAATAGAAGCAGCACCAGGATATCCTCCAGCATAATTAAAACCAAAGCTTGAACCAGAAGGACCAACAGGCCCAATTAAATTAACACTTGTTAATACCCAGACCGTACCGTTATATTCCCAAACATCTCCATTTGATTGTAAATAATAATCATCTTCTTCAACAGTAGGAATTATTAATGTATTTGGGTCTGTACCTGGTGCAACAGCCGGATCATTATACCAAGTAGCACCACGTAATCCTCTACCCCCAACAGGACCAGTAGGTCCAGGCAGGCCTTGTGGACCAACAGGACCTCCACCATTCAGAAGCAGTTGATCAAAGTTAAAATTGATCTTATTTACTGCCTGTGAAATAGTATCTGATGCTATTAATTCTTGTATCGTGATAGGCATTATTCTTTTTATTTTTTAACTATTGTAACACTGAACCCGAAAGACTCAGAGAAACCAGTCCTTTTGTTATATATTAAGCTTAAATCAAACGGATTAGTATTAAGTGTCTTGGTAGATACATTTTGATTTATACCTAATCCTGATGATGTTTTTTCACTGTTAGTTAACTCGGCTGTTATATAAGTTGAACCTGTTTTTTCTCGTGATGATTTAACATAAAAATCAACATTACCTATTTTATAAAGACTGAGTATATTTAATTCAATGTACTTGTTTACATCATCGTTAAGTGTAGTAATATCACCAAATCCAAATAATGTATTAACATACCTTTCAAATTGTGGCTTTATAAAATTAAATAGATATTCTGTTAGTCTCTTTTGTATGAATAGGTAAAACTGGACATAAGGTACTGTTTCATTATACATAAAAGTACCATCTATTAAGCTAGGATCTTTTATTGCATCTTGAAAATACTCAGATGGTATAAATGTTTCTAGAGTTATTTGTTGAGGCACCTTTAAGTACTTTGATCCAAAGAATGATTTCTTTTCTAACATCGAAACCGTACCTATCACCGACTGTATCTTAGACTTATCAATACTCTTAGTAAAATATCCAGGTTCCCAATTAGATGAAAATATGTAATAATCTTTATAATCAATTCCAACTTCATTAATTAATGGATATAGACTTAAGAATGCACTATCAGATGATAATTCCAATACAGTCGAAGGATCTTCTTGGTTTACTTTATGATAAAAGTAATTCTTTAGTATACCAAATGATTCATGTTGACTATAAAATTGTGTGTTTGTATATCTGCATAGATTAAACACTTTCCACTTATAAACTTCATCAGGAATTGGATTACCTGTAGAAGTAGTCCCAGTATTACCGGTTATGCCAGTATTTCCGGTTGTACCAGTATAATACCCATTAGTAAAATCCACATTTGCATAAGGATCTCTAAAGAAAACAATATCTTTTGCCAAAGGTTTAAACCAACCAGAATGTCTAGCAATAGGAGTAAGATTTGGCTTATCTAATAAAGATAAATCATAACCTATGATATCAGTTAAGTTAAAGATAGTAGGTTTATTTTGATCAGGTAAAATCCCAACATATACTGATTTAAGAATATCATCTTGTGGTCTTAATTGAATAGAAAACGTTTGGGCAAGACTGCCGTCACTTGCAAGAACATGATTACCGTTTTTATCAATCGTTTCGTAAATAATACCAGGGTTCCCTAAATTAACATCAGTAATTATATTCGCAAAACTTAAACTATCGAATGTACTTAAGTACCCATTAAAGCCACCACCTACTATTATATAAGTAGCAGTTTTAAGTTTGGCCGTATTAGGTACAGGAGAAGGGAGTGTAAAAGATAAACCATTTTTAAGAATAGTAGATGCATAGAATTGAGTATCTGAAATAATTCTTGAAATTCCTTCTATTCTATAAAGATCTCCATCAACCGTAAATTCTATTGGGTTATACTGACCTCCTGCACCAATTGTAATATCTCTAATAAATCTAGTTGAATTTCCTTCAATATCAGCTATACCTTGAATTAGGTATTGACCAACGCTCGGTGTAAATGAAGATGCATTAAAGTTTATAGCACCTTGCATAATAGAATTTTCATAAGATGAATATCCAACTGGGGTACAATCTGTTAATGTCTGTATTGAACTATTTAATGAATATAGCGATGTTCTATCTATTGATTTTCCATTAGGATTTAAACATTCATTTTCAAATGATATGAAAATTAACATTACGATAGTTTTCCATTTTTCATTTTTAATAAATTTAATCTGCTTTTTAGGCTTTCCTGGTTCATTAGGAATTAGCATAACAGAAAATCTATAATCATTAAATGAACCATCCTTTATATATGATAGTTTATCTGCATTAAAATTTGCCTTCTCATCCCCTGATGATTTTTTCTTTGCTATAATTCTAACACCTCGCAAAAATGCTTCTGCATAATTTAATCTATTTCCTCCTGAAAATCTTCCGTATCTTAATTGTCTGTCTATAAGATTAATTGTATTGCCGTTTACAAAACGATCTGCTATAAAATATTCATCGAANTAATTTCTNTCAATTCTTTGGAATGTACCAGGTACTGTTCCTACCGTATCAGTTGGNGATTGATCAAAATAACTCCANGATTGTTTAATTGCATCATTNGTAAAATAAGAAGGAAACTCACAAAGATAATACCATTCATGGCTAAACCCAACNGGTGATCTACCTGTATTCCATTGCGATGGGGCAAAGTTATTAATACCAAATGAAAGATTAACATCTAATCGGTATGGGTTATTTCTTACATCAGTACCATCATCATACCAACACCATTTATTAACATAAGGAACAACTCTGGACGCAACAGCCTGTTCTTTTAGATAATTTTCTTCAAGTCTTTGATACTCGGACTCAATATCAATTTCAGTATTAATATCAGGATCTGATCCTTTAAGGAGTCCGATTAGATTAGAGAATCCACCATCATTATAAAATAATCTAATATCAGGCCAATCNCTTACGCCAAAATAATTAAACGAAGAACCAGTAACACCAGTAACACCAGTAGATGGAGGAGAACCTTGATTATATCTTTCTATTTCATAATTCAATTCGCCTAATTGGCTATACATATCACTATAAAAATCAAAATCAAAATCTTTTATTGGAAATAAAGAAAATCTACCAAACTTTGGGGAGAAGTCAGAATATAGAGCAACTTGCCCAGACCTACTAACTTCTATCTGATCTCCTTCTAATGTAATTACAACATATTCATCTATTCCTCTATAGCCAGTCTGTAAACCAGAGCCGCTAAAAATAGGTTCATCAAGATATGGTACCCAGTCAGATATTAATACATATCCTGCTTTAGACTTTACATAATCACCTTTAACAAATCTATCCTGATCACCTGCAGCTACTTTAAGTAAAGATTGTTGCTTATCATTTCCACCAACAAAGAATGCTGATGGGTTTACATTAGATGTTAAAGGATATGTAACTAAAGAGTCTATTAATTCTGGATATGCAGTCCAAGAAACTGAAAACCTAAGTCTATTAAATCTACTGCCACCGAATCTAGATTGTAAGTAAACAGTTGATCCATTTATGCTAGAGTCAAAGAATCTGTAGTCAGGATTAATTCCAAATGTAATTGCTTTATTTATGGCAGAAGCAATTTCAGCAGGTGTACCGGTAGGATTAAAGAAACTTTCAAATGAAGTACCAGGACCTGCTGTTAAAGACACCTTCGCAGAGACTTGACCTATTTGTGTCAAACCATCATAAAAGGTTATTGATGCACCGTCGGGCATTTCACCAATGACTTGTAAATATGCCGTTGCTTTACCTAATCTATTTATAATCTCTGCATTTGCAAAGGTATCTAATTTATCATATCCGGCCAAAAGAGATACATCTAGTTTTTTATCAAATAGTCTTAATTGATTAGAACCCCAAACCGATCCCTTTTTAACGGTATGAAATTGATCATTCTTATCTTTAACATAAAAAATAGATTCAACTTCATTTACACGAGTAGGTGTAGGTAAACCGGTTACAGTATTGACTGTTGATTGATCAAGATATAGTAAAACGCCTCTATCATTAGTTATGTTAAAAGGATCGTTTAAGAATTGTGAAACTTGATTGATAGAAGTAATTGTAGGTAACTGTGTTTTTTCGGTACCTTCATAAAAACCGGTACCAGATATCTTAAATGAACCTTCCTCAATTTCATTTACATATAAACCAAAGTACCTATTTATTGAATAGTCACTAGCATCAGTATCACTAAATAAGAACTCAAGATTTATTAGGTTTGCTAATAAAACACCATTTCGTTGAAATCCTTGTGTAATGTAATATTCATTCTGGATAATTGATGCATCTTTAGTAATTAAATCATCATATGAAAAACTACCCGATGATGTAAAGCCACCGTTAAAGTATGATATACCATTCCAAGTAATTGGTTCGTCTTGTCTCCAACTAACGGTCAACGGGGCTTTAGGAAATGCATCCTGCGATCTATATGTTCTAAGATATGAACCTAGCTTTGACGTTTCTCTTAGGTCAAATGTTTTAATCGCAGTACAATTTTGTAAAACAAATTCTGAAAATTTTGCAGATGTTTGAGCAAAAGTTTCTCCATTATCTGGAGAAGAAGCATTATAGTTATTAACAGCAGATGGATTATCCAGTCTAAAAACTACAAAGTAATTTGGTATCTGTTCATTAAGCCATAAAGGGGCAAGTAATCCTAAATCTTCTGTGTATGCTTCTGATGCAACAGATCTAGTACCGTATGCATAGAACATTTCATATTGACCATCATAAGAAGATAAAACAGAGGTATCCCTAAATTCTTGAAATACTTCATAGGCTAATTCAGTAGGAAATGACCCATTCTTAAAAAACTTAAATACATCTTTATCATATGTAGATGTACCGTCTATCTTAAATGCTTTAAATGAAGATGACGCAAGTTGAGTATTTGCACTAAACGATTCTAGGTATAAATCATTACCATTCGATACAAGTTTTACATTACCAGTTAATTTTGGATTAGTACGTACTAAACTGTATGAAGCTTTATCAAATAAAGGCTCTGCCATCTAATTATCACTTTTTTTATTTATTCACTAAGGGATTAGTGAAAACCAGATAACAACCTAATTATAGATTCTGAAACTCAGATCCTCTAGTTAAACCTCCTTGAATTACACCACCCGATTTAACGGTTTGATTAACCTTTGTTTCTACCACGCTTGGTCTAAGTTGAGAAATTACTTTTTCTAAATCACCAAGTCCTTTTGTAACAGAGATTGATGGGAATACATCTACGTTAAGATTATCGGATTTATATTTAGCAAATATTTCAATGTCATATTGATAAACATTATCAGCATTTGGCCAAATATCAAAACCTATTTTCTTTGCATACGTTAAGTTAGTAATAGCACCAGTAGAATCTCCTGCAATATTTCCTAAACCTCCAGTTGATCCTGATCCTGTACCAAAATAGTCAGTCATTCTATATTGAAACACCATTGGAATATTTATAGAATTTTGACTTCCGAATTGTACAATCTTGCTTGATTGAACCGAGTCTCCATCCACTTGAACCATTTCATGATCATCCGCAGAAATAAACAGATATGAACCACATGTTTGTCTTCCTAATAAGTATTGATCAAATGATTCAAAAGAAGTTTTAGTATTTCTAGAATAATTAACAAAATTAGGATCGGTGTTATCGCTTAGGGCTGGAATAAACATCAATGATGGACTAGCCTGAAGAGTTTGTCCAGAATTAAAGTTAATTAATGTTGATGATAATGAATTTAAGTTAGCCACATTTTCATTTAGATAAATTGCTTGTTGCTTTCCTCTAAGTTGATCTGATGCCAGTGGAATAAATTTAGAATGCCTAAATAATACACGAGCAGTACCATTACCAGTTGGTGCTGTACAATCAATAGGAGCAGCCAAAGAAGCAGGTAAAGTGGCAGTATCACCAGTTGCATATATGTATGCTGCTCTATACGCAGCATATGAAGCAACCCAAGGGTGATTAATATGTACCTCTATGCTATTATCACCTTGTGGTAAATCATAAGAAGCGGCTGTAGTCGGATTACCTGATGCATCAAACCCGCCACCCCAAATAAATTGACCAGATGTTATAGATGATGAGAAATTATCTTTAAGGAAAAAGTTTTCACAAGTATCAAGATTAAATGTATAATCATCATCAGGATTTATGTAATTATAAAAAGTCTCTTCAGAAGAAACGTCTTTAAATCTTGAGAAGATAAACTGATTTTTATTCTGTGCAGATTGATATGGGGCCAATGATATATCCTGCCCATATTTACTAGCAGAAGTAACTGTTGGGTTAGTTAAAATCAATGGAACTAAATCATACTTACGAATTGTATTATAGTCATTATCATTAGTCTCAAATGTTGCCCTACCTGTACTCTGATTAGCTGCACTGTTATCTAACCATGAATATGTTGCTGGTAAAATAACAGAACCTGAAGCAGCTTCACTGTTTGTGTATCCTGGGGATTCCGATTGCTTAACCATTCGAGTACGTGAACCTGCAATTCTTGCAATTAATCTTAGACCGGTTTGCTCACCGTTAGCTATATTAATAAAGAATGTTTTGGTAATAATTGCGCCTCTTGGATCATCAAGATTTCTAACTTCATTAAAGTAAAATCCTGCAAATACCTTAGTTGTTGAATTACGCTTAACCGCAAGAGTATTTCCTTGATCATCTATTAGGTTAACCACAAGTTCACCTGCAGCATTCCTAAGTATTTCAGAGAACTCATCAAGTCTTGCTTGCATTTCAACCAATTTAGAAAATAAATCTACTGGTGTTTGATTTTCTGATAAGAACCCCGATGCTATGACGGTTGATGTATGGGCATAATATTTTTCATTTGAAGTAAATGAACTGCTTAAGTGTTCATCTATTCCTTTTGCTCTAAGACTTTCCTCAAGACTTACCTTTGCAATGTCTTGTTTATTTTGATTAAGTATTGCTTCAACTGCACTATCAGAACTTAAATCAGCAGGAAACTCAACCCTTACNGAATCTGACCATTCACTCTCTAAAGGATTTGATGGCCACCCTGCTTCTGATATTGACTTAACCTGAAATTCTACTATTTCACCNTTTCTAATTGGAAGATCAACCTGATTAATATTTACTGCATCAGCATTATCATTATTAATAGGATCCCATTGNTATAAACCTGTAATTGGATTTTTAGATCTAGGTCTTAATACNCTTTCAATTATTTCATAATTTGAAAATGCTCCTTGGCTTGTACCATTCCCATCAGTAAATGTAAATTGATCCACTGGGTTGGCCGCACCATCTTGTGATAAGTACCTATATCTTATCTTAAACTTAACGATAGATTGAGGTCCNGTTGCAGGGGTAGACTTCTCTTGTGGCATTGGCCAAAATCCACGAACCCTATACTTAGGTACAATACTAGCAACAGAATTATCTTTACTNTTTGCNTCAATTTCNTTTACGATAGACGCATATAGTTCTGCTTGAGTACTTCTCTCTGTAATTAATCCTTGTAAAGCATTCTTATCAGCATCTCTCTCGACATTTGTATTATAATTCGTAGTTTGAATTTTTGTTCTATATTGAGAAATTGCAGTATCTAATTCTTTTAGGCTAGATGTAAGTGTATTCTTTTGATTATTAAGATCCTGTAATTGTACTATGGCATCGGAGTTAGTTACCTGCCCATTAACCATCTTAACCTTAAAATCTGTTGATACAATGCTTGGTGCATTAGGAATCAAACCTTCTCTTGAGGTTGGTAATTTATCTTGTGCAAATGATAATAAAAACTTTCCAAAGTCAACTGCACTCTGCTGATAATAGTCGGCTAAAGTTTGTTGTGTACCATCCGAGGCAATAGTCGTTAAAGTATTGGTATAAAAACCAGCACCAGGAGACCAATTAACTGAAGGTATCTTTGAATCTGGATCAATCGGTTTAATGAATACAACACATCTTTCATTAAATCCTACCGTAACATCTACTTGTACATTATCATTTATAGCAGATCCAATCTTAAGAACATCGGCGCCAATTTGAATTGGTTTACTTCCTTCAACGAGATCAAGAATAACAGAATTTGTACTACTATCAACACTCTTAACAATATATCTTGTATCAATTGGATTAGATACTACCTCTAAACTATCTCCTACTTTTAGCTGTATCGTATCATCGAAGTCAGCTAATGAATCCGTATATAGTACCTTATTTAACTTGTAAGATTTCTTCTGAGATGTGACAGAAACACCATTAATCTCCTCAGTAAAAGTGATATCCGATATCCTAGTTACACTAAAGTTTCCAGTGTATCTTTTTGTTCTCGGTGGTAAATCAACAACAGCTTCATCTAGTACATATGAAATGTTTCTTTCAACAATCTGCTGAAGAAATGTAAAATAGTTAATGTCAGATTTCCCATTAAATGTATTTTCAAAGAATTGAATTTTAGCCTGAGTATTAGCATCTAAAATGTATCTCTGTATGATTGCCTTCTCAGTATCAATAGGAACCTGTCCAGTTAAATCAAATGATATGTAAAGAAGAGGATTAATTAGCTCTTCAAAAAACCAATTAGGCTTTATATTAAATTCGTTTACAGAATTAATTGAAGTTAGATTAGGCGCCTCTGTTGGTAGTTTAGCCAACACTAATTTTCTGAATGTGCCATCGGCAAGTCTAACAGAACTTGAACCACCACCAACATTGGTTATCGTTTGGATATTATTATCTAAACGATTAATTGAATTTTTTAAGTATCCAAATGAAGGGATGGTTAAACGAGATAACGTACCATCTTCATTCTGTATATTTATCGTAACCGACTCCTGACTTGAAGTAATTGCCTGATTCACTCTCTCAAAACTTTCTAATGAATTATTAAAAAGTCTTAAGAGTTCAGGTAACAGTGTTGATATTGAATTATTTTCAGCCATTTAATTTAGATACTTTTATTATTTATTTGATAATATCATACACAAAAGTTAATATACCCTGTTCGGTACAAATCAATTCAATGATAGGTTTAGTTGAAATTTCATTATTAGGAATAACACCAATAGTAACTCCGTACACACCTTGATTTAACCTATTTAATGAATCGGTATAGATTCTTATATTCTTTGAAGAGATATTTAAGTTATTGTTGAAAGTAAGTCTTATTGTTTGACCGGTCTTCCATTGAATATCTGAATCATCAATATAAATTAGTAGGTCACCGCCCGCAGCGTTTACAGTACTTATTCTTAACATATTTGTAAATGTCTCCAATGAAGTAAACACCTTAGGTGATATTACATTAAGGTCAAGAGGATTATTTGAAGTAATCTCATTACCATTTTCGTCGAATGGAATCATAAATGTATACTGCTGTGTAACCATATCAACTCTAACCTGATTAGGTGTATTCTTATTTAATAAGATACCAGGACCAGATCTTAAAACCTCCGTGTTATATTGTAGAGTAGCAGAAACATTACCGTTTGCAATTGATTGTATCTCATCGGCATTTTTGGCAATAAGATCTAATAACGTACTTCCGTTTGACATTGATAATGATGCATTATCAAGTTGCTGTTGTATACTATTAATCTGGGCTTGTAGCGATGCCGAATTNGATAGAGCATCAATACTGTTTTCCAACCCTTGNACTCTTTGTTCAATTTGGCTTATCTCTATTTGTTGTCTTTGAAATATTTTAGCAGACTCTTGAAGCTGAGCAGTTGCATCAGCAAACAGACCCATAGAGAATGTGTTATAATCATTAATGATAGTATCAATCCCAGCGGTACCAGGAGAAGCATCAAATCTAAGATTAATCTTAAATCCATAACTGTTTCCGTTTTGCCCAGTAACTCTGTTTGGTTTATACTTAGGATATCTTTGAATGAATCCACCATCTACCGTGGGTGTAATATTATCAAGTAAAAGAATTCCGTAAAGATTAGTTACGGTATTGGCATTATTACTTAAATCTACTAAATCATAGTAAACTAATACTGCATTAAATTCAAATGTACTTGATAGATCAATCCCATTGAATTGAGATATTGTAGAAATAGTAGGATCNTCAACAATTTGCTGATAATGGGATGGNTTAAAATCTAAACTTATTCCATCTAATTTACTTCTACGATAAGCTGAACCAGAAAAACCTGCAGGGCTTCCGTAGTCAGCTGGGTATTTTCTTATATCAACATTTGAAGGATCATCAAAACTTATAGGCTCCGTAAAATATGCATCAACAGTATTAGGCGGAGTAGTCTCATTCATCCAGTTTGCATTAGGATCAGTATAACCTGCAGGCCCACCGCCNANAAGAGGTTGATCATAATCATAAAATGCAAAAATATCCAATCCCTGNGGATGAATAGTTGCAGCATTTCTTCCTAAGATATATTCATTAGGACCTTGAATCTTTAAACTAGGTTGATAATTTGCATCAGATATTGCCTGGAATAAAATTGTAGGAGTATTTCCAACTTCAGTAGGTACATTAATATAGAGCTCAGTATATGCCTCACCTGCTTTATCAACATTATTTACAATATCAATTTCACCAAGATATTTAACAACTCTTCTGTATTGAACCGTACCTGTTGTAATTTCATCTTCTTCAACGAAAAGATTACCAGCAACAGAACCGCTTTTCTCTAAAGCAGTAGCTGTTCTAAATCTTAATGCACCAGTTTCTTTTAGCCATTTAAAGAATACTCTTTCTGTAACTGTTCTTCTTACCGTATTATCATACCCAGAATTACTTAAAATCAATTCCTCTATGTTAAGAGCATAGTTTTGAAAACTCTCTGCCCAGTTAACATTAGGATCACCTTTAAGACCGCCATTCTGAATCATACCGTCGATGGTATCAAACTGCATGTAGTTTTGATAATTACTAAATGTAGACGGATCTAATCTGTCAAAGTCTGGCAGATTAAGAAGAGCAAACTTAGAAAAGACCAGTCTAAGGTTCTCATTATTTAGAGTCTTAGAAAGGTCTCTTGCTGCTGAAGAGAAAGTATAAAATGTTCCTCCGTCTGCCTGTGGCGTTTTAATTAAAGGCGTTGTGGCCATCTATTAACTTATTAGTTTTTTATTAGGAGATTGTATAACCAACCCCACCGATTACATACCATTCACCATTACCAGTTCCGTCATCAACACATAAGAAGTGGACTGAATCGCCCTTTTCATCTAATGTAACGGTTGGCGTTGCACCAGCACCTGGTAAGATTAATGCATTTACTGCGCCTTTAATTGCAACAGCGCCAACGGAAGCTTCAGAGTATGTAAAGATTACTTCTTGTCCAATTGAACCATCATTTAACAAAATGTTAAGAGGTGAACCTGTATTTGCATTTCCTACTCTTTCAATTGTATAAGGAGGAATCGCAGTACTAGTACCTACCTGGATTGTCATAGATGGTCCAGCAAAAGTATCATTAAGAGTTTGTGGATCTACATCATTTCTAAATAATCCTGCACCATTTAGGTTAAGATTACCACTCATATTAACTCGCGTCAATATGTTAAATGTACTAGCATTAATATCAAGTAATACTGTACTTAAACCTACTCTTAACGATTCTGTTTTAACATCGTTTAGGTTATTAAGAGTTCCTGCCGTTGGATTAAAGTAAACCTCCATTGCATTAATCTCACTAGCAAGAATGTTAAAGTTATCATTGATAACTAATCTTGATCCAGACAACGAATCGGTTCCAAGAATTTCTGTTACGCTTATAGCCATTTTTTTTATTATTTTATGATTAGGATATTTCTTTCCTTTTTATATTTATTCCCATTAGAATCTGTTAGTTCTAAACCTATCTCGTATCTTCCGGGGTCTTGAAACAGGTATGTTAAGTACTTGCTTTCAAAATATATATCAGATGTGTTAGGATTAGAAGTATTTCGTATTGTCCATTTAGGTTTACCTTTTCCATTTATTTTGCATTTATCATATACAAACATGATCCATGTCATTTTAGGAAGAGTCTTACCATCATTAATAAACTTTGCAGTATCCCATGTCGGGTTACTTGATCTATGTAAACCTTTTCTGTAAACTAAACTTTCACAGCCAGTTCCAGTCTGACCAGTTACCCCAGTAATGCCAGTCAATCCAGTAACACCGGTAGGAGTACCTGTAGCTGCACATATTCTATCACCATTTACATCAACAATATCAACGTCTTGCCAATCTCCATATTGACCATAATAACGAGAAACTGCCTGTATAAACTTTTCATTGTTTGTTGCGTCAAGTACTACATTATAAACATACTTATTTAAGATAGGATCGTTACTTAAATTAAGTTGAGTAGCAATCTGTGATAATGTAGTTAAAGAAGGATCAAAGAAGAATGAGCCTACATTTCCTTTCAAATCAACAACTCTTAAATAAGAAAATGGAACTATTTCCTTAAATTGGAAAAATGCTGGAGTGTCTCCTGTAATTGATGTAAGATCCCACCATAAATGATAAGTATCATTCCAATTACCTGTCTTAAGATTATCCCAATAATAAGGACCTACAAAACTCGTATTACCGTTATCCTGGTAATTTAATAACCTAAAGTTTGGNGATACACCTAAACCGAAAGTATTTAATATTGCNTTAACTCTATCAAGAGAATCATATAGACTCGGAGTTTCTTCATCCCATGTTACGCTAGGTTCGATAGGAAGGTTCCACATAGAACCATAATCTTCCCATTTCCACTTACCTTCGTTTGCCCAAGTGTATTCATACTTTCTGGCCTGATACCAACCAGAATATTCTACTTCTTTATTATCTATACATATTGCATCTGACTTAACAATAGACGATACGTTATTATACATATCAAATAATTTCATTTCAACATTATATGTACCAACATACGGTAAAGTTATTGGTAAACTATTGTAAATGTTTATCGGTCCTCTGATTGTAAAAAAGTATTCAGGTGATGTTTCAGTTTCTTCTTTAAAGATAGTCCATTCAATTTCACTAAAGTTTGATCTCTGAATAGAATTCCAAGTATATAGAATTTCACCAGGATTATCGAACTTAAAAAATACAGCTCCACTTATTGGTGTACGAATAACCTCAACCTGAATATTTTGAGTGTTACTTCCGTAAAGTCTTATTGCTGTACCGGAACCCAATGTTACTTGACTAATATCAAAGAATAACCAAGGGGTTACAAAACTGTTCTTTAGGTTTACCAACTGGTTATACAAAGCAGTGGTTACAGTATTATCAGTATCACCAGGCTGAACTACATATGACGCCTGAGAACCTGTGACAGGATCATATATTCTAAACTCATCTCCAACATTGGCACCCTGTGGATCAAAATCAAATGTATGAAATGTATTTGCATTTGATACCTGGTTCCATGTCATTTCAATATTATCCCAAGTTAAATTACCAAATGAAGTATTTTCTAATACCACCAATGCTCCAACAGGAATTCCTGGTTTATCAGCTAAAGTAGTTACTGTACTAGGAGAATACCTTGTAAAGTAAGAAGCATATACATTTGCAATATCATTAATAGTAAAAATCTGAGCGCCGAAAGGAGCTCCTAAAATACTATTAGGATCCGGGCCAATTGGTGGAGCCGGTAATGGATCACCGTTATTATAAGGTCCTAAGACTAAGTTTCTATACGTCTGTACTCCTGAACTATTGCCTAGAGGATTACCACCACCTGTAGCATATGCTAATAATGGAGCAACATAGGCATTACAAAAGTTAACTATTGCATTACCTACAATACCTTCTTGTTGATAACAAAAGTCTGCAAAGTTTCTTAGGTCTTCCAGATATGTACAGCCATCAGGACTAACCTTAAAGTCGGCCGCTATACCTACTTGGATATTTCTTTTATCATTTCTACTTATAGTATTAGTTAATTCAGCCAATCCAAAAAAGTCAGCCTCACCAGTAATATCTTTAATATGAGCATTAAGTGGTAAGAATTCTTTTTCAAGTTTTCGTTTAAGACCAAATAATTTTATAAGTACTTCTTCTAAAGTATAATCAAAGACCTCCTCTGTTATCGGAAGATCATCTTCATCATAAAAGCCATTCTTTACCTGATTAATTTTATAAATCAGACTGAACATATTAGTCTTCCTAAAGTTTTTATTAGGAAGTGTAATTGTCATGTCATTATAATTAACTTCAGGATCAAAAAGATTTATAGCGTTTGATTGAATATACTTACCATATCTTGGTGATGACTTATTTACATTTTTCCAAAATTCCTTAACTTGTAAATTGTTATAACCAAAAAAGTTAATTGCATTAATAAGACCTTTATATGAACCGATAAAAGGATATATGTTATGTCCCTCCATCATAAGTTCCTTTCTCTTTCGGTTTAACTCGATAAAGTCAGGTCTCTGTTCATAAATATTGGTATCTCTAAAAATATGAGTATCATTGAGAGCAATACTATAACCAAAGTTTTCGGTCATAGTTCTTAATCTTTCATCTTCACCTATAGTTTCACCGTACACAGTTAATTTTGCAACGGTAGTTCCTGTACATTCATCCCTAATAACTAAGGTTCTTTTAAACGTGTCTTCCTCATCCGAGTTTATGGTAAAATTAATTTGAAGAACCTGTGGTCTAATTTCAGATGTTACTACATAATCTTGTAAGTCTACATATTGACCAGGATCATAATCCAAAGGAATTGCTATCTGATCATATTTAACCAGCGGTGGTCCTGCGACCTCTATACTTAACGCAGAATTTGTACCCGTGACAAAGTTTTCATCAAACTGAAATAAAAAGATTGCATCGGGGTCTGTGGTTTCCCATTCAGCCAACCAGTCACAAGTACCAGTATTGCCTTGTCCAGTAAAACCAGTTTGACCTGTCACAGGATGTGGATCGTATGAATGAGGATATCCAAATTTCTTAAGACCTGTTAAAGAGTCAATAAATTCTTGAAGAATGAATAACTGCCCTACTTCA